CATCGTGTGTTTCAAACCGTTGCAACAGCCTCAATTATTCCAAACTTAGTTGATATCCAACCTATTGTTGTTTTGTCTAATACAGCTAAGACTACTGGTTCAATTTATGTTGGTGGCTTTTCTGCACAAAGTTCTTTTGATATGTACACGTTTAGCGGAGGTACTTTCCAAGATAACTTGGGTCGTATTTATTATCCTGCTATTAATGACTCAGTAATTATTAAATCTGTATTTGCTCTAAAAGGTATTACAAACTTTACTGGTACAGCGTTTGACTTTAACTATAACTTAGGTTCTGGTACTAATCCTATTCCAGCAGGTACAACTGTTGAATTTAGGATGACCAACTGGGGTACTGCTAACACAGGCTCATGGACAACATTTACAGATAACTCTAGCCTTGAAACAGCTCGTGCTGCTTTAACTGGATATAGTTCTACTGTTGGATTAGACTTGCAACTACGTATTACTGGCACAACAGCTGTAGCAAGTCGCTATTTAATGAGCTTAAAGTTTCCAGCTACTATTGATTCAGCATATAACCCATCTGTGTATAGCACAAATATTGGTTTTACTGGTGCTCAAAGTGGAACTTTAATTGCAGGATACGATAATACTACACCAGCCACTCCAGTATTAAAGTCTAGTTTAACATTAGCGGGTAGCTCAGGCTCTGTGTCAATGCCTTATGACTATGATGCTGTTCCAGTAGCTTATCGTTTAGTTGCACGTAAAGTGGGTTGGACATTTAGTAGTTTGACAGGTACTTATCTTAAGACTGCTATCAGTATTCCTATTACACAGACTCAAGTTGTTGATGTTAATAACAACCCAATTTATGTTTCAGGTGTAACAGGCGTAACAGTAGACCACGTTGCTCAAACTATTACTGTAAGTGCTTCTCGTTCAGCCGCAGAGATATGGAGTGCAGTACAAGATAATATTTCTTCACTTGCAAACTTAACTGTAGCAGACCCTTTTGTTACAACCAACGGAATAGTCTTTGATAGTAACTACACACTTATTGTTACAGGTAATATTACATCAGGTAATATTGACTCAAACGTTACATTAAGTGGAACACTCTCAAGCGGAGTAATCATTGTTGGTAACGTTACCCAAGCAACTCCTACTAGTTTAACTGGTGTTTCTATCTCTGGTAATTTAACTTATAACACAGCATCATCACCTACTGTAACTTTAACTAACACAAACGTTAGCGGAACAGTAAGTAACTCAGGTGCTGGAACAGTTACTATCAGTACAAGTGGAAGTACTATTGGTACAGTAGGCGCTAGGATTGTTACTCGTCCTGTTACTTCATTGAACATTACTGGTTTAACAGCTGGCTCACAAATTTATATTGCTAACGGTTCAAATACACAATTCGCATTTGTTGCTTCTAGTGGAACTAGTTATACGCTAGACACTACAGGTCAGACAGGTGTGTGGTCTTGGAAAGTTGCTCGATACGGATTTACATCTCAGTCAGGCGTACACTTACCAGCTTTTGCAAGTACAACAGTAGCGGTAGCATTACTAGCAGACTTGTTTGTTACTCAAACTAATAAAGCTACAGTAGCAGCATATGAGTTTTTACCTAACATGGATAAGCTGTATGACTATGCAGCATATTATGAGACAACTAACGCAGGTATTCCTTACTCAAGGATTATTACTAAGGCAGGTACTAACGCTTCTGCTGGCTCATACCCTGTAGAGTTAAATGATACAGGTGACTTGTTTGTCTTTGATGGTTCATCACTATCAATCTGGACTGGAAGTAGTCTTGTAGCTGGAACTACAATTACTGGTGCTTTATTTAGCTCTAGTAGTGTAACAATCCCTAATGTTTTTAATGACACAGCTATTACAGCTAATGTTATACAGCTTGTTCCCGGCGATTTGTCTGGTATGACTATTACAGGTAACTTGACTTACAATGATAGTGCTCCTTATGCTTATACTGCAATTATTACTAACAGTACTATTACAGGTACAATTAGTAACATTGGAACAGCAGAAGTTAAAGTAATTAAAGCTGGTACTTCACCATTCTTTACGGCTGGTACTAGAGTACGTGTTGTAGGTATAGCTACGTTTAAGACACCTGATAACCTTGCTTTGACTACTTATGTTACTAAAAACGGTGGCGTAGACTTAGGTTTTGTAGTGCAAAATACTGCTAGGACTGTAGAGGTTTCAGCAGGAGATACGTTTGCAGTGTATGCTGTAGCGTATGGATACAAACGAAAGTTATATTATCCTGTAGCTTCAGACTTTAATACGTTTACTACATCATTAGTTCCAGAGACAAACGTAGATACAACACTAGGTACTACTAATAGAAACTATATTGCAACACAGATAAGTACAGCTCTTGTTGGACAAGAAGTTGCAGTGTCAGTAGGTGCAGACTTACGTGCATATTCTCCAGCAGAAGTATTAAACGGACTACACTACTACACAATTGTGTATGGTGAATTACCAGCTTATGTTTCAATTTTATCTGGGACTACAGCAGGTTTTGACATTATACAGGGTGGTGTTTATATTTCGTCTCCTGCATTTTATGCTAAAGTAAATGAAGCAATAACTTCTACAAACGAGTTAGGTATTTTGATTCCATTATACTTTCAAGTAGCTCCTTTTGTCTATACTCTTAATCCAGCGTATACACCAACAAAGAGAAATGCTTCAGGTATTGTGCTTCAGACAGCTCCTTGGACACAGCAAACAGCTGTTATTAGTGAGCCGGATAAAGCAAGTATTCGTAATGGTTTAGCTTTAGAAGCTAGTGTAACTTCTGTAAAGAATAACACAAACCTAATCCCCGGATTATTTTAAATAGGTCATTGTGACCTTGAATGAATGAATGAAACCAAGAAAGGTTTACAATGACAGATAAGCAGAATATCACCCGCTTCAAAGCGGATAGATATAAAGAAGAAGTAGGGGATGACGAGTTATTGGCGATGATTGAACAGGGCATTACCAACTCTGTAGGTGACTTTTTGAACAGTTCAGACTTAGCTCGTGAACGTCAGAAAGCTACCTACGAGTATGGTATGATGCCTCAGTTTCATCTGACTCCTCAAGGTGTATCTCAGATTGTGTCATCTGACACTGTAGAGGCTGTTGAGGGTTACACAGCTATCTTAGCTGAACTTATGTTTAATAACAATAGGTTGGCTAGGTTTATTCCTGCTGGTAACTCACCTAAAGACTATCATGAAGCTAAGTCAGCATCTGACTTAGTTAACTATGCTATCTTTAAGCAGAACAATGGTTGGGAAATTCTCAATACATGGGTTAAGTCAGCTTTGTTGTGGAAGAACAGTATTGTTCGTTGGGAATATATTGAAGACTTTGAGTATAACTTTGAAGAGTACGATACTATTAACCAAGACAACTTAGATATCTTGTTAGCTGAAGAAGGTATTGAAGTAATGGGTGAACTCCAGTACGACAATGAACTTACTAATGATGAACAAGGTAACGCAGTATACTCAATGGTATACAAAAACGTTAGACTTCGCCGTAAGCATAATAAGACTCGTATCAACATTAAAAACGTACACCCAGAATGTTTCCGTATTACTCGTGATGCACATACACTAGATGATGCAGCCTTTGTAGGCATTCAAATTGATATGACTCGTTCTGAGATTCGTAAGTACTTTCCTGATATCGCTGATGATATTAACTGGGATACTATTGGTGACGGTTCATATGACTGGGCTACTAAGTATACAGAAGAACAATCTGCTCGTAAGCGTCTGGTAGGTGAAGAGTATTGGTTGGGTGGTAACTCCCGCGAACTTTTTCCTTCAGAAGCTAACCGACAGATCACTGTAATCGAGTGTTGGTTGCGTGTAGATCGTGATGGTGATGGTATTGCTGAACTAAAGCACTTCATTATTGCTGGTGCAGTTATTTTGTTAGAGGAAGACTGTGAGTCTATTCCTCTAGCAACTCTCTGCCCATTTGAAGTACCCCACGAATTCTTTGGTTTGTCTGTTGCAGATATGATTCGTCCTGCCACATTAGCTACTACAGCTATTATGCGTGGTTTTGTAGAGAACGTATACTTAACAAACTACTCACCTAAATTAGCCGACCCTAACGTAGTTGACTTTAGTGCTCTTCAAAACATGAAGCCTAAACAGATCATTGCTACCAACGGTAATCCTGCAGGTGCTGTTCAATCGTTAACACCTGACACTATTAGTTCAGGTACTGTACCTCTGTTAGAGATGCTACAAATGCACAAAGAGCAAGCTACTGGTCTGTCAAAAGCAGCTCAGGGTCTCAATGACACGTTGTATGTATCAGGTAACAGTGAAGAAAAGATGGCACGAGCACAATCAGCAGCACAAGTACGTATTCAATACATGGCACGTAGGTTTGCTGAGACAGGCTTTAAACGACTTACTGAGGGTATCTACAAAACTCTCCGTGATAAAATGCGTGGCAAAGTCATGCAATACTACGA